ATATGAGCGTGAGAAGACACCGGAGGATTTTAGACACGAGGAGATACGCAAGGAGTTCGTATGGCGCAACGGATCATTCACCGAGTACAGCATCGGAATGGCGGACGGAATCCGTTATGCAGTCGCGATGCTCGGCGTCAAAATCGAAGGAGTGAATGCGTGATGATGGCGAAGATTGAGCGAGTGGTTACGCGAATAGCCGTCGTCTATACCGCTCTCGGACTTCTGACCGCGCTGATTACGTGGAGTTGGTTTTCGATGAAGCTCGGCGAGTTCGTATTATGTGCGGTATTCTGGCCAGTTTTCGCAGCCGGATACATTTACGTAGGTCTTGGCGGAGGAGTTTCGTAATTCTACGTAAAAAGGAGAATAAAGAAGAATACGCGAGATTGACCGAAAATATCGATAAATTGCGGTGTCGCCAAAATTACGCACAAAGCCGAAATATTTCGGTATCAAGTCGAAAATTTTCGTTATAAAGTAGAAAATATACGTCACTACGCCATGTCAGCGAAAATACGCACAGAAACACAAAATCGCCGAATATGACGTTTTACCAAATTACGCTAGTCCACTTATACTACGGAGGTGTCAACGAATGAAACGAGATTTACACGCAGACTTAGCGCTATGCGAGGTGACGACTCCTGGTCCGTGGCGCTACGGAAAAGGCGAAAGCAAAATCGACCCGCGTCCGGCAGTATTGATGAACTTTGACTACGAAGAGGGCGAGTGGTATGTTAGCGCAGATTTCGCGGATTTAGACGAAGCAAGGTTTGCGGCAGAATCACGCGAAGGTTGGCCGGAAGCAATCCGTAGGGCTATCGCAGCTGAGGCGGAAGTTGAACGTTTGCGCTCCGTGCTCGAACAGTTTGACGACCGCAAACATGCGATGATGCCGCGTTCTCAGATGGCGCGGATTGCGAAGGAGGCGTTAGACGCATCCCCGGCAGGATACGTAGATGTAACGGAATCACATCGCTGGCTCAAGGCGCTAGTTTCCGCGTTAGATGACGGAAGGTTACAGCAAACACGGCTGTCAAGCGGGACGGATTACGTTATTCGAGGAGCGCGGGAGTGTGTGCGTAAGTTATCGACGGAGGTGACCGCCGATGTGGAAGTTTAAACTAAGGAAACGCGCACCGAAACCGAAGGAGCCCGTCTGTATTCATGAATGGTTTCTTGTGGATATGCGAACCGTGGACTCTTTCATCTGGAACGAATCTCCCGACATGCACTACGAGGTCGTATGTAAGTCCTGCACGAAAAGGAAGCTATTAGACAGGTACGAATACGGAAAGTTTTGCGCAACATTCCACGTAAAAGGAGGACGCGAAGATGCCACGCGCTAAAAAGCCGCCTAAGCCGAAGATCACCGCCGATCAACGAAAGGACTGGCGCAATCTTCCGCTCACCGAATGGAAAACGCCGACCGTCCACGCTATGATTATCGATCTTAACCGCGAGCAATACGGAGTAGAGACGTATATTCCTTTGCGCGGCTGGGCCTTTGAGCAGGGCGTAATCAAGCGCGCACTAACGCAATACGGACCGGAAGCCTTACGCGAGACAATAACGCGAGCATTCCGCGAACACCGGGTATCGCCGCAGTATCCGCAATTGACGGCGGGCTTTTTGATAGCGTACCTCCTGCCGCGGATCATGCCGCAGGTGCTTGCGGAACAGGCGCGGGCAGAGAAACAGGCGGAGTATTGCGGTAATAATGCGGATAACAACGTATTGACTGACGATGAGATTATCGACTTATTCTGAGGAACGACTGGTCACATTAGTCCGTCTCTTGGTGTCACGATATTCCTCAATCTGCTTGACAGTCCAGATCGGACCGGATGCTAGTACTTGAAAGGGTTCTGGGAACTTGCCGCGTTTCCTATACGTATCGATCATGCTGCGATTCTTTTCGTCCCATCCAAGTATCTCCAAAGCTTCTTTATATCCAGCGAGTGGCGGTATTTTAGAATCTTCCATCGTTAATCACCGTTAAAAATTCATTGTTTTTGAACTTAGCTAGATGGTGAATGTCATCTTTACCAGGTCTGGTGTACAGAACAGAAGTTTCATTTCCAATAGTCTTAACACTAGACACTATGTATTTTCTGCGATCCTGACGGATGATGTCGCCGGGAACAAGCAGTTGAGCCATCATTTCACTTTTCATAGAATCACCTCTTCATTTGATAAGTCTATATTAACTGGTTGTTGAACAAATGTCAACAACTAAAGGGAGTGAAATAGATATGACTATCCTCGAAGCAGCGCAAGCCAGCGCGCAAGGCATTACCGTAACATCAAATGTAGGCCTCCGTTATACTCCGGATCAGCTCGCAGTAACGTGGGTTGGCGCTCACTACGCGTCGCTGAATAACGCAGGAATGACGGAGGCCGAACGGAGAGGAGAGTGGCGCAGTGTATGACGCAAAGGACGAGTATAAACGAGAATTGGAACGCAAAATCAATGCGCTAACAAAGCTGCACGAAAGATACTCGGCGGAAGGCAATACGTCAGAAGCGCGCAGAATTAGCGCGAAAAAGGAAGGCGTACAGATGGCGCTAGACGATGCGCGCATTTACCTGTAACGAAAGGAGGAACGCAATTGTCCAACGCTAAAAACTGCATACTCGCGCAGTACTGTTCACTTGCGGGCGGCGCGCAATGTACGAAGCTTTGCGGGTCATATATAGCAACGCACGGATTAAACGGAGCCGGCGGACGCGTAGGCGCGGCAAACCTACCGTCAGATTATCGCGGCTTAACGCTTGCTAACTCGCCGGCACGCGAAGGCCAGGCCGCTTTATACCGCGCAATGGACGAATACGTAAAAACGTTCGTGCGCCAATTTGAAACGGAGCCAACCGAGCCGATCAAATCGCTGTACTTTTATAGCGCGAGGCCAGGCACCGGTAAGACTACGACGGCGGCCGCAATCATCGGCGAATACATCATGCGCCATTATATCGGATCAATCCAACGCAACAGGCAAGCGCTCGATCGGCCGGCGTATTTTCTCGATGTAAACGCGTGGCAGACGCTCTATACGGAGTTCAACCGACCAAAAGTACCGGACGACATCGCGGAGCCAGCAGCGCGCCAATATTATACGCAAATGCAGCACGCTAAAAATGCGCCCTTTGCGGTGCTCGACGACATCGGTGTGCGTGAAGATACGGAGGGATTTCGTAGCGATTTGCATAGCGTGATTAATTACCGCGTTACGAACGGGCTGGTGACGGTCTATACGAGCAACGTAGCGCTGAGAGACCTCGGCACGGTGTTACGCGAAACAACTCCGCGGCTGATTGACCGAATACGCGACCGCTGTATCGAGCGCGTGTTTGTAGGAACGAGTCACCGCGGATTAAAGCGAGCATGAAAACGAAAACGGCAGTAAACGGGAGCATTCGGGAGGTGTGTATAACTACGTGTAAACTTTCGACATTGAGTTCGACAAAATGCGACTTGACTTCGGTGTTATAAATCACACTTTACGAAATTTATTACCTAAATGTGTCCAATTAATTACGTAAATTGGCATATATGTCGAAATCCAAAACGCTGTCAATAGGGAAAATTGTCCTAAAATGAGCGTTGACGACAAATACGTACAAGGTGTACAACAGGAGGTGTAAGGAATTATGGCAGTTACAGGTCAGCAGTTACTATCAAAGATAATTGACGAAGGATCAACGCAGGCCCTCGCGAAATATAAAGTTAAGCGATCGGACTTTCCTTCACGCATCGAACAGTCCGCATATGATTTCGTGGTCAATTACGCCGAGTCAAACGGAGGCGCCGCGCCATCCGTAGCGACTTTCGTTGCGAACAATCCGCAAATTACGTATATTCCGGAAGTTACAGACTCGTACGAATACCTGGCGGGCCAACTAAAAGATGCGGTCGGCAAGCGTGAATTTGCGGAATATATTAACAGTCCGGAGTTTACGCGGTCTTACGAGACGTTACCGACAGACGCGTTTTTAAATAGCTTGACCGAACGTCTGGCGCGGATTAAAATGGAAACACGAACAGGTGTTCCGGAGAAGGTAGGTAATTCCCTATCGGACATAGGCGAGATGTTCACGCATGAATACGAACAGCGCAAGGCCGGCAAGTCGTTCAAACTTTGGCGGACGCCTTTCGAATCGCTCAACGCTGAAATCGGCGGGTTATACTCCGGAGACGTTTACGGAATTATGGCGGAGTCAGGTCGCGGTAAAACGTATTTATCCGCGGTCATTGTGGACTCGCTACTACGCCAGGGTGCGAACGTTTTCGTTAAATCCTACGAGGTGAAATGGTATTCGTGGATATCGCGATTACTTTCGATAGCTACCGCGTTTGAAGAGATACTAACGTCTGACGAACACAAAGTGAAGGTCGGCGTACCAAATAAGGAGATTCTGTCTGGCGCGTTAGGCGGAGATATTGAAGGCTATTTACTCGACTTCGCGGCAAAGATCAACGATTATTATCCGGGGAATCTTATACTGCAGGCGAAAGGCGACGCGGAATTAACGCGAACTCTTGACGAGCTAGACCGCGAGCTAACGGATCATCCGGAAATTGACGTAGTGGTTGTCGATCCATTCTACGGACTATCGGACGTGTATGGACGCAACTCAAATAAGACTACGGGCGGAGCTGCGGAACAAGCGGCGCGTAGACTCGAATCAATTATAGGTGCGCATGATGTTGTCGGGATATATACGATACAAGCGAATACTGAAAAGCAGGAAACGGAGGATGGCGCGGTACGGGAAATCAAACTGCCGAAGCGTGATCAGGTGAAGACGACGAAAGCCGTATTGGAAATCGCTACGAACCTTTTCGCATTCGACGCGGTAAACGGTATGGGAAAGATAGGCGTGGAGAAAGGGCGTAACGGTGGCGAAGGATTCACGATCGAGCTACTAGCGCTTATGGATTACGGGGTCCTTCGCGAACCAGACAAGAGGGTACAGGCAGGACAGTTCGTGAGCGTGAGCGGTTTTTAATTACCGCTTATGCTTCGCGTCCGAGGAGGTAGTCCGTAGACACTCCGAACAAGTCCGCTAATATGATAAGTCCTTCTAATTTCGGAACGGATTCACCTTTTTCATAGAGCTGAACCTGCCGTTGACTCACGCCTAAGATATCGGCAAGTTGTTGTGTAGACATGCCGCGAGCCTCCCGCAATTCTCTAATTTTGCTTTTAAGTTCAGCCATTTATTTTTCCTCCTGAAAGTTATTGACAGCGAAATTTTATTTCGTTATGATGACGATACGAAATCTTATTTCGCGTATTTCTAACTCAATAATACACGAAACGCGTATCAGGAGCAATAGGAAAGGAGGACGAATATATTCGCAATGTTATAAACGTTGACACGTTCTTAGCCGCAATCGAAGCGCATGACTGGCGTAATATTCAACCGAATACTCGCGGCCGTCTTAACGCATCGTCTCCGTTTGGTAACCGCGTAGATAAGACGCCGTCCTTTAGCGTAATTACCGATCCGGAATGGGCGCGCGGCGGACCTGTTAAACTCTACGCGTTCCTACGAAACATCACGTACGAAGAAGCGCGTGAGGAGCTATTAACCGGCGAGGTAACGGAAGACGGTCCGCCTAAGCTGCGGATTAAACTAGTACCGCCAGGACCACCACCTAAACCGGAGCCGATCGATGTTAGCGCATATCAAACCGTAGCCGTTCCGTATCTAACAGGCCGCGGCATTGATCCGGAAGTACAGCGTGATTTCCATTGCGGCTTTGACAACGAAAAGAACGCGGTAGTGATGCCGTGGCACGCTCCGGACGGTACGATAATTAACGCGAAGTGGCGGGCAACTTGGTCGAAGGCGTTTTGGTACGCTGAGGGCGGCGCGCCTGTCCGTAACATGATATACGGGATACAGCTCGTTTATGCGCGGCGGATTGAACGGGTTACTATTGTTGAGAGCGAGACGGACGCGTTATATCTGTGGAGCTGCGGAATACCTGCGGTGGCGGTCGGCGGATCTACGTTTACGGATAATCAAACGGAAATGCTGCGGATGTCTCCCGTAGAAGATCTCGTAATCGGGACGGATAACGATGCGGCGGGCGAGAAGCTGCGTGAGGAAGTTGCGGCTAAGATGCGCGGATACTGCGAGTTGTACGACGTGAGGTGGCCGGATGGCGCGAAGGATGCGAATGAGGTTGGCGATGAAGAAACGGTGAGGAATACGGTTGCTTGCGCTGTTAGAAGAAATATTTTCAGGAGAGCGCAACATAGTATCGACACGTATCGTCAAATAATGTAATATCAGGAAGTACGCATTAGTGCGTAGATTTGCGGGTACGCGGAAGTTAATCCGACGTACGCCGCTACGTAATACACGCTCAATCAGTCAGGTTTCTCAGCTATCCATTCATATAAGTCAAAAGGATTATCAATTTTCAAGGCAGCACAAATAAGCCTAGCCTTATCTAACTTCATTACTCCTCTTTTCCAGCGTTCATTTATGAGCCCGTTTATATATTGTGGACTCAGACCTGTTCGCCGCGACAGCTCAGCTTGAGACATACCTGCACGATCGAGTAAGTATTGGAGGCGGCAATCTCCGGGGTAGAGTCCCATAACTACTATGCCTCCAACTTGCTACAAATGGTACACAAAATATTTTAACATAATTTTCTTCAAAAAGTGTGCGAAACTGATTTGACCGGCAACATAGTAGTATAAGCCGATAAAGGAGCGATGACATTTGAACTTAGCACAACTGAATAGCTTAGCGGTACTTCACCGAGAAGACCGCACGCAGGAAACCTTCTATGATCTCTACAAGGAGGCCCGGCAACTTTTCCTCAAGGTACATATCGCGATGACAGTAAAAGGACGACGAGGAGATGAGCACGACGCTGAGGAATCTTTTGATGAAGCTGTGATGAGTCTGGCGGAGAGGGATGATGTCGAGAACTTCGGAGAGGCGCTTTCTGCAGCATTACGGATTAAACGAGTTTTTGTTGAACGCGGCAACGTTCGACGAGAGAAGCGGTACCAGATCACGGCGGATCAAACGGAGGAACAAGAAGACGGATCACACACGGCAATGTGCGTTCTAACTGACGGAGTCTCCGCGGAAGACATGGCTATTGATAATTTAACGCAAAAAAAAGACGCCCAGAAGCGGCAACTTCTGAGCAGTCTGATTGACCCAGCAAAGGTCGTTGACCACGACACACGACTAATTGTATCGCAGTTCTCGCAACATAAATCCATCAACACGCTTGGCAAAGCGCTAGGAATACATCACGAGGTTGTTAAACGCAAGCTTCGCAAGTTATCTCGCGGATACGACGGTAATCGTTTCGGAGATGTTAACGAATACTTAGCGGTTTAACCTTCAAAGAGCACGGTCGGAGTTTCAGGCAAGAAGCCCGACCTTTGCTCAAGAAAGAGTATATCACACTTTCTTAACAATTAAACAATACGCGTTTGATATGTATGTTGTAAATCTTTGGTAACATGTCCAACTCACAATTAGCATATTACCATGGTTGATAACGCTTGTCAACGCTATCTACCTATATTATACCCGGAGGTGGCCGCCTTGAAACGCGCCCTTGCTAATAATTTACGTTCGTCTAACACGGAAGTTTCACGTTTTCTTAACATTTCCATCCCGCAGTCTCGCCGCTACCCTGACGTCTGGTATAACGGATCAATCCGCGAATACGAAGACGCCGCCGATTATATTGACGCACGCCACTTGCGGAGAGGACGGGTGATTGCGTAATGACCGTCATGTACGCTATTGATCCGCAGGCCGGCACGCATTTTATCGGTAAGATTTTCGTAACGCCTCACGCTTGTGACCGCGCGGTTGAGTATTTCGGCGTCGACCGCAGCAAAGCGCCAAAGTACGTCATGGATATGTTGCGCAAATCATCGCTTGTATCCGAACACGTCATCGATGAAGACGGTAAGCCAGCGCGCATGTTCTCGTATCGGCGAACGGTATTTATCGTTCATCCGACGGAGGCGACCGTTTACACGCTTTATCCGCAACACAAGGCGCATGAGTCCGTCCGCAATCCGATCGAGCGCATTATTCTCCGCGCTATGAAGGCGGCTGAGCGTAAGGAGAAGCGCGAGGTTAAACGGATTAACGTGCGTAAGGCGGAGTTGATTGTTGAACGCTCGCAGGCCGAGTTGCGCCGTGTTAAATCCGAGTCGTCACGCGTGGTCGCCGAGATGACTGCGCGGATCAACGAAATTGATTCCGAATTGAAAGCATTGGAGCGCGAGATATTGCAGGTGCAGCGCGAGAAAACGAACGTTATGAAAAGCGTAGTTGCTTACGTTTGATCCGTATCATTTCCTATTTAAATGAGCGCGTGAACACGTATCAAGTCGGCCCTGCGTCGGCTGCGCGGTATTAACTACGCGTGCTCCGCTTCGTTAGCAGAGACGCAAGGATAGCGTACGTATCCGGTTAGTGCCGTGCAGCGGGCGTAGGAACAACGCGACCCGAAAATAAACTGAAAAGGAACGTGATCGAATGTCGATGTTTACGAAAAAAGGTGCCGCCGCTGTTGCTAATGCTCAAGCCGATAAGGATACGCCAAGCTCCGCGCTTGTACCGTTCACTTCCGGCACTACGTACAAAGTCCGCGTCAAATCCATTGAGGACTCCGTTGAGTACTACGGCTTTGGAATGTTCGGTAAGGTCAATACGTTTGTACCGGAGAACCCGGCGACTCGTAACGATAAAGGTTACGTAACGGCGAATCCATCCGTATGGGACCGCGCGGCTGACCTTTTGTACGCTGATGCGAAGAAAGCGAAAGATAGCGGAGATGAGTCCGGAGCAGAGGAAATTCGTAAGCAGGCGTACTTGTACAAAGGAAAACCGAAGTATCTCGTAGGATTCGGCAACTTAGAAGATGGCGCGGACATCGTTATCGACTTGACTCCGAAACAAGCAGCGGGAGTATTCGCAGCAATCAAGAAGTACGAAAAGAAGCTCGATCGACTCGCGTTCGAAATTTCGAAAACTGGATCATCTACGAACACAGTCGTAAGCTTGTCGCCGATTCTCGATATGGACGAAGACTTGACGGAGAAGGAACGCGCTAACTTCGACAAGGCCGGCGAGAACCCATTCGATTTCGAAACATTCGAAACGTGCCTTTATGTAGCGAAGGAAGACGAACAAGTTAAGAACCTCGTAATCGCGGGCTTTGATATCGGACGTCTCGGGCTATCAATCGGAGCCAGCGCAAGTAACTCCGCACCAGCACCGTCAGATGCCGACGTGCCTCTCGATATCAGCGACGAAGAACTCCCGTTCTAACTTAACGTAAAGGAGGCGGTAATATGCGCGATAACAACGTAGCGGGCCCGGATAGCCGCAAACTTACCGTAATGCTCAACGTACACGACATGCGCAAACTACCGCAAGCCGGCAAAAACCTCGCGAAGTTTATTACGGAGCTCTCGAACGAACACGGTCTGTTTACGACGGATATCGTGATGAGCGTTGAGCCAACCGTTTACACTTCGCTGGGGCCGGCGGAAATGCCGGCGGACGAGGGCGACATTGAGATCGTCTTCGTACCGGAAAGGGAGGACGATTGATGGCACACGTAACGGAAATTACCGGAAAGTATTCAGAGCTGGTGGCGCGTCTTGCGCTGCTCGCTAACGGATGGACCGTACATCAGGCGGAGACGGACGAAGCATACGATACCCTGGCGCGTGATCCATTAACGGGCGATTACGCTAAAATTCAGGTGAAGACGGTAAGACAGCGCATGGATCGCGGCGGCGACCTCGTAGTTTATGCGCGAAAGAATAACGGAACAACGTACGACTTATCCGACGCTGATTACATTGTTGGCGTATGGGCGGTCGATGGCGAAATGCCGCGCGTGTTCATGTTCGAGAATCGACTTTGCGGAGAGTACTGGTGCGCCGAGGCCCGCGCAAGTGAGCGTTGGGTAGAGCTATCATTAGCGCTGAATCGCGGATTAGCTGCGGCGGCCTAACGTAAGCGAGCGAAGTGAGTAAGACCGGGCGGAGGTCCCAACGGACAGCCTACGCGAAGGAGAACGATAAATAATATGGCGAAGTTGAGTGTAGTAATTCCGGCAGTAGACGTAATGGTGAGCGGCGTGACTTATCGTAAGGTTGACCGTGATGCGCAACTGGGCGATATTATTCGGTTCAACGATAACGATCTTCCTGATTACGTATATGACGGAGCGTTTTATGGCGTAAGTAGTATTGACGACCGAGGAAACCCGCGCATCAAGGACGAGGACGGCGACAGTTATAACACCGCCGGAGATTCCTTCGAAGTATACGCGCCAATCTCCGAACCAGCCGCGGAAACTCCAACGGACACAATTACGTTCCAAGGCGCAACCTGGCGCAAAGTTGACCGCGATGTTCGCGAAGGTGATGCGATTAAGTTTACGGACGAGAGCTTGCCGAGCTACTTGACTGGAGCGGAATTATACGTTGTTGACTCGGTGGATTCGTGGAATGATCCGCAAATCACGGATGATGACGGAGACAGTTACGATGCTTGTGCCCGTGATTACGAAGTCTACGAAAAGGTAACGGATAGCGCGGCGGTTGAGTATCGCGAAGTTAAACGTAAAGCGGCGGTCGGCGAGCGGATTAAGATCGTAGCCGCGTACAAGTCCGGAGGTCGCTACGGTAATGGCGAGGAGCATACGGTTACTGACGCGGATAGATGGAATAACGGAGGCGCCGTAACAGTGGACGGAATTAACCACGCAATTTGTCACAGTGAGTACGTCGTACTCGAACCGGTAACAGCGGAGCCTACGAAACCTGAGCGCCTGAAAGTCGGAGAATATGCGCGAGTTGTCGGTCCTAACGATAACAGCAACGATTATACCATTGGAGAGATTGTCGAAATTGTAAACGATTGGGAGCTGCACTACGCTAAACCAGATACGTATATCACGAAGGCTAAACGCGCTGACGGGTCAACCGGAAATTACCTCCGCGAATACCAAGTAGTCCGCGCAACCGACGAAGAGGTGGCGGCCGCTAAACGCGCAGCTCTCATCGCACAATTCAGCGTAGGAGATAGCGTTAGATTGACGGTGGAAGACGGTAAACGGCCGCGCTTTGGATATGGTAGCGTGAGTAACGGAGATATCGGCAAGGTGAGCCTTACGTTCAGCGACTGTATTGGCGTAAACTTTCCGGAACGTCACGGATGGATGGCGGACCCAACGGAACTTACGAAACTCACCGCAGAGGAAGTCGCGGAAATCGAACGTAAACAAGCGGAGGAAAAACGCTGGGCGGCGATCGGACGTAAGGTGAACGAGTATAAGCGCGGCGATATCGTTAAATTCATCCGCTCAGATCGTTATAACGCGCTCACGCCTGGTGATGTTGGTACGGTAGTTAGAAAGGACTCCGATGGTGACCTTCGCGTAAATACGCAGAATGTTACTGACGGAAACTGGTTCAAACCTTCGCAAATTACGCTAATCGTCCCGGTAGAACAACGCTTCGATACGAAGGAGGTGGACGCCGCATAAGCGCTAACCGCGCGGATTACAACTCAAATCACGAGCGATCAGCGAGGGAAAGGAGTGAGCGCAAATCACACATATCGCGCCAAAATTAACGCTAAACTTGCGCCCGCCTGCGCCAGATGACGGAGCCGCCGAACGGGTGGCCGACGCAACTAAGCGGAAGAAGGCGGCGCAGGAGACGATTGAGGACGCGTGGGTACGAATACTTGCGATGAAGAATAGCGATTCGGATACCGAAAAGTTGCTTGCGGTCAAAGACGCAATGGAGACGGGTGTAACAGGCAGACATCCGTCCGGCGTCGGCAAGCGGTTTAGTAAGGCGGAAGCTCTACGCATATACAGCGACCTACGCGTAATGTTACGGGAAAAGACATTACGCGAAATGGTCGAAAAGACTCCACGCAATTACTTTCTTATCAATAGCGAGAAGCTGTTGGCGCGGCTGATCGAAAGGTTGCGTGAACAGACGGAAGTAGCGGTCGATACGGAGACAACAGGCGTAGACGTTTACACGGATGAGATCGTCGGCATTTCCTTAACGCTGCCGTCCGTAAGTATTCCGCCGCTGGCCGAGAAAGGTATGCACGTATATATTCCGGTTCAGCACGACGAGGGCGAGCAGCTTTCGCGAGATTACGTATTATCCGAATTGCGCGGATTCCTATACGACGAAGGCATCGGCAAGGTTCTCCATAACGCCATATTCGATATTGCGATGTTCCGGCGCCACGGCCACGATCTGCGCGGAGTTACCTGGGATACGATGGTCGCGATGCACTTGCTCAACGAAAATGAACCGTCGTTCCGCTTGAAAGACCTAGCGCCTAAGTATCTGGGGGTTGAGTCCGACACATTCGCGGAGCTATTCGGAAAGACACCGTTCAACGAGATCACGCTCGACATTGCGTTGGCATATGCGGGCAAGGATACGGATTTAACGTGGCAATTATACCAGTTCCAGTACGAACACTTTACGCAGATGCCGACGGTACTCGAATACTTCCGAACGGTTGAGGTTCCGCTGCTATACGTAATCGTCGAAATGGAGGCAAACGGATATATTCTCGATTTGGACTTCGCGAAAGAGTACGGAGAGCAGTTAGCGGCGCGAGCCAAGGAACTCCACGCCAAGCTTATCGCAGTCCTATCGAAGCATCACGAAGGTGACGCGGAACTCAACCTCAACTCCGGACCCCAAATGAAGGCCGCGCTGTCCAAAGAGATCGGAAAGGAACTTCCGAACATGGACGCAAAGAAGACCCTTAAACCAATGGCGCGGGACTTCGAAGTCATAGCGGATTTGTTGGAATACCGGAAGATTACGAAGCTCAGCGGAACTTATATCGACGCGCTTCCAACGAAGCAGAATCCGACGACCAAGCGCTGGCATTCGCGTTTTAATCCGATCGGCACCGTTACCGGGCGTTTCAGCTCCGGTAAGGACGAAGAGGCTGCGGACTCCAATCAATTCAACGTTCAAAACCAGCCGGAGGACGCGCGTAAGATGTTCGTGGCTCCTCCGGGGAAGGTACTCGTATCTGCGGACTTTAAGGCGCAGGAGATTCGTTGTACGGCGTACTTATCCGGTGAGCCCGTACTAATCGAAGCGTTCGAAAAGGGAATCGATCCTTACGCTAACATGGCGAGCATGTACTACAAGCGTCCGTATCACGAGGTCAATAAGCTACCAAACGGCGAAGACACTCCGGAACGGAAAGCGATGAAGGTCGTATGGCTCGCGACATTATACGGAATGAGCGACTTTTCACTCGCGGATATGCTCGGATTGAAGAAACCGGAAGCGACCGCGTTTAAAGAAGAGTTGTTCAGCGGAATGCCGAAACTCAGTGCCTGGCTGAAAGCGAACGAAGAGCATGTCGCCAAGTACGGATTTGTTTGGGCGGATAAGCAGCAACGGAAACGGCGCTTACCTGACGGGAAACTCAAGCGCAAGGAGATCCCATACGGAAAGTGGAACGATGCGAGGTACGAAGAGCACCGCAAGCATAACGCTAAAATCAGCCGCGCGATGCGTCAGGGAACGAATGCTCGCGTACAAGGAAGCTCCGCCATCCAAACGAAGGTTACGATGATTCGAGCGCACGAAGAATGCAAGAAGCGCGAAGGTTGGGCGCTATGGGGAACGATTCACGACGAGCTTGTATTCGAGATTCCGGAAGACTTTACACGTGAGGATATCGCGGTAATCGAACGTATTATGACGCAATCTTACGCGTGGGGAACGGTGGCTAACGGAACGGATATCGCGATCATGAAACGTTGGGGCAAGGGCATGACACCGGAAGACTGGTTCAAACAAAAGGAGGCTGCGTAAATGGAGAACGAAATCGTAACGGTAATTGACATCGAAACAACCGGACTCGACCCGGCTATCGATCACACTACGGAAATAGCCGCCATCCGTGCGGAAGTTGGGCCAGGCGGTTATGTGCGCGAGATTGGGCGCTTCCAAACGTACGTTGCCTTGCCGTCGGGCGTGGAGATTCCGGAGAAGATTACGGAGCTCACCGGAATTAAGACGGAGGATTTATGCAGCGCTCCACGTAGGACAACCGCACTTGTAGCGCTACACACGTTTGCGTTCGGAACAACGGTAATAGCACATAATGCTCCGTTCGATCTATCGTTTCTGAATCCGGTAGTTGAGACTCCGAGATTCGCCTGCACTCGCGCCATGTCACGCCTAATCGATCCGGACGAGAACGCAAGCCTTGAGCCGACATGCGAGCGTTACGGAATTCCGCTTAACGGACATCATCGCGCTACGAATGACGCGGAGGCTACACTGCAGCTTTACGCCGTGCTCCGTGAAAAGGCGGAGGTTAACGGAATCACATATCGCGATGTCGTCGTTGATAGTCCGGAGCGGCCGTTAACGTATACGCCGCCTGGCGCGATTGTACGGACGATTACGAAAACTAAGGAGGCGGTTTAAATTACGGATACTAACCAATTAATCGCAAATAGAATCGCGGAGCAATTTACGGTATTCCTGAACGAGTGGCATTCCGCGCCAGAAGTGTACGACGACGCTCTCGACGCGCAGATTCACAAGTGGTACGCGGATATACTCACGGACAAATCGCGTAAGGTTTGGGCACCGCGAAACATTCCGTACTTCTCTCCGTCAGCCGCCGATTCAGATCCGCGAGGTCTATACGAAAAGGCCCGCGGAGCTAAAAAGGAATCACGCAGTCGGCAACCGAATCAGGGCCGCCAAACACGAATAGGAACGGCTATAGGGGATATTATTCAACGCGATATTCTTTTCGCGGAGAAACATTACGCGCGACATATGGGCGAGAATCCTCCGTTTAAGTTCGATCGCAATGAGCGCGGCGAGCCAATGTTCGAGGACTTCGCGAAGACGTCTAAGATCGTTGAATACGCAGGTCAAACGTTCGCCCTCTTCGGAACCTCGGACGGAGTCATGCGCGTATGGATTCCGGAGCTCGGCCGTGAAGTCCGCGTCGGTCTCGAAGTCAAAAGTAAACAAACTACGTATGCGAAAACGTCCGGCTACAGCATGCGTAACGGTCCGGAAGAGGGCCATGTCAAGCAATGCGTCAGTTACTCCGTTATGTACGATGTCGACTTCTACGTAATCCTTTACGTTAATGGCGCGCGGAAAGCGTGGGATATGACGCCGGCCGAGTTCGAGAAGAATCCGGATATCGCCGCGTTCGGTCTGTACATTACGGATGAAATGCGCGAAGACTTGCTCGGACATTTTGCGGGGATATTAGATGCCGCGGATAAAGGCGAGCCGCCTGCGACAGACCTCGGTAAGTGGCGATTTAACGACTTTAAACGAACGATCGCGCTGTCCTTATCTGACGAAGAGTTAGACGCGTTGAGACGTAAAGTGGCGGCGGTTCAGCGGTCAGGCTTACCGGATTGGCAGAAGCGTGGACCAGCGGAGGCGCTTGCGGATATTGAACGGATTAGGGCGGAAGAAGCTACGAAGGAGGCTGCTTAAATATGGGGAAATACCGTAAGAAACCGGTTGTAATCGACGCGTTTCGTATGGGGATAGATCCCCGGCCTGATTGGTTTAACGACAAGGTTACTATGAATGAGATCATCGGGTATCGAGTGGAGGATGAGGTTGATAACGGACCCTTCGATTTCTCTCGCACTTACTGCGAAATCCAAACTTTAGAAGGAGTTATGCGCGGAGACTACGGGGATTACATCATTCGCGGAGTTGTTGGTGAAATTTATCCGTGTAAGCCGGAAATATTCGAAGCCACTTACGAGGAGGTGCGTAGCTCTGGCGAAGCCAAAAGCGCAGACTAAACGTTATCTCGGACTCGACTTATCGCTATCTCCCGGCCTCGCGGTAATCGACGTTAAAGAACGTATCCCAACGCTTATATACGCAGGCTCAGTCGCAACGGATACGGATATCAACGATGCAACGCGCTCAGTCGTCGTCGAGTCGTTCATTGCGCACCAAGTATACGCACATCGGCCGTTTGACACGGTGTTACGCGAGGACTTCACGGCCGGCCGAAATAAACGCGCTACTCAAACGATATTTAACGCATGGGCGGCGGCCGATCGCGCTCTTCATTCGTTCGGATATGTGGTGAACGAAGTCAAGCCGGTTCTTACGCCGACTACCGTTAAGAAACTCGTTGCGGGCAACGGTAAAGCGGAGAAGAAGGATGTAGCGGGGGGCGTGCGGAAGTACCTACGCCTTCCATCCGATTACAAGTTCGCGGCTGGCTACGACGACTCAGATGCGTGTGCGGTAATTCTGGCTTACTTGATACGTGAAGGTCTTATAGACGTTGCGGAAGCGGCGTAAATCTAATTGATACGGAGGCTGATGCGGCATGAGTAAACAAAACAACGGTAGCGTAAATAACAACGGTGGAATCGGAATATTCGGATTACTTGGCGTAGTATTCGTAACGTTGAAACTGACGGGAGTTATCGGATGGTCCTGGTGGTGGGTGACGTTGCCTTTCTGGGGCGGGATTGCGTTCCTCCTTTCAATTGTCGCAGTCATAGCACTAGTCGCCATTGTATCTGACGCGGTCTCTCGCAAATGATGAGGTGTTAGATGTGACTAACATTAACCGAGGAGGCTACAAATATGAAGACGGATATTCTTACAGTGGTTGATACGGGGTATGACGCAAGTACCGGATTTTATGTTAACGGAAGGTTGGAACAAGACGTTCACTGCAACGACGAGCACGAAATTCCGGATAGGCTCTACGAATTAATGACGCAGTATAATTTCGCGAAGGTTGAACGCAAAAGACTAACGGATGAAGCGTATGAAGTCTATTGTGAAAATAGGAGCTGTTTGCATCCTCCGCGTCTAGATGTTTATACGGACGCAGATTTCGAATGAGCAACGAACTTTCCGCACGCCTCACCGCTCACCAACGCCAGGAAATCGCAGCTCTCGAACGGTCCGTCATGATCTACCGAGGGCTCGCGGAAAAGTACGAACGGAGACTTGCCGAAGCACGCGCACTATACGAAAGGAGCGAGCGCGAATGTTAGTCGTTTATGCATCACGTACAGGAAACGTCGACCTATTCGCACGGCGTCTCCCGTATCCTACGCTTAAGCTTACGGCCGACCTGCGCGTAACTGAACCGTTTATCCTCGTAACATACACGGATAAGATCGGTGAGGTTCCGGCCAAGACGCGCACATTTCTCGCACATAACAACGAATACTTACACGGCGTGGCTGCGTCCGGCAATCGTAATTTCGGACCGGCTTACGCACTCGCCGCGGATCAAATAGCGAAACAATACGGAGTGCCGATCGTCTGCAAGTTCGAACTGGCGGGCACGCCTACCGACATACAAAAATTCACCGAAGGAGTGAGCGCGCTTTGTCACAAACGTATAAGTATATCGAACTCAACAACGAGGCTACCGTAATGAAGGACGGATTTTACCAGCTCGAAAAGGATACGGAGGCCGTCGAGGAGTTCATGCGTTTCATCCGCGATAATAAGATGGGGTTTGAGTCCGCAATGGCTCGCGTTAAATATATGGTCGACAACGGATATTACTATCCGGAAGTTTTAACGCAATACACTCCGGAGCAGATTACGGAGATTCACCGGATGGCCGACGCCGCTAACCTGCGATTCGCTTCGTATATGGCCGCGTTCAAATACTATACGGACTATGCGCTTAAGACTCGCGACAAGAAAACGTACTTGGAGTCGCCGGAAGAACGCTATGCAATCACTGCGCTTTATCTGGCGCAAGGCAATTACGATATGGCGCGCGAGTTACTATGGGGTTACTTAAACGGAGTGCAGCCGGCGACACCTACGTTCCTTAACGCAGGTAAAGCGAGACGTGGCGAAATGGTATCGTGTTTTCTTACGGAAGTAGACGACAGCCTTAACGCGATCGGGCACGCGCATACTACTGCGATGCAACTTTCGAAGATTGGCGGCGGCGTTGCGCTTAACCTATCGAAGCTGCGCGGACGTGGCGAGGCGATTAAAGAAGAGGAAGGCGTAGCGAAGGGGATTCTACCGGTCGCCAAACAACTCGAAATGGCGTTCTCATACGCGGACCAAATGGGACAACGGAAGGGGAGCGGCGCAGTCTATTACAACATCTTCGGATGGGACGTAATGGAGCTGCTTGACGCGAAGAAGATTAACGCGGATGAAAGGTCGCGCCTTAAAACTTTGTCCATCGGACTTATCGTACCGTCCAAGTTTATCGAGCTGGCGGAGACTAACGAGCCGTACTACGTATTCGCTCCGTATACCGTGTACAAAGCGTACGGAACGCACCTGGACGATATGGATATTAGCGCGATGTATGACGAGTTGGTTGCGAATCCATCCGTTAAGAAGCGCGAGCTAAATGCGCGTGACATGCTGACGAAGATTGCGACGACGCAGCTCGAATCGGGATATCCGTATCTGATGTTCAAAGATAACGCGAACGAAGGCCATGCGCTGAAAGGCGTCGGCCAAGTAAAAATGTCTAACCTGTGTTGATATAGCACCCTCTTGGAGCGATCCAGGAGCGCAAACCCACCTAAACGGGGAAACCCTCTTCGGAGACAATCCCGTGCTAAAACTTCGTCAGCGTAGCCCCGAATCTAAATGCGGAGGCGATGCTAAATGTACACAATTTACAAGATCACGTGCAAGTCAAATGACCGTACGTATTACGGAAGAAGCCAAGAGGTAGTTAAGCGTTGGCGTTCTCATCGTAATATGCTGCGCAAAAATAGCCACAGTAACTCCGAGCTGCAACTCGACTGGAACCTGTTCGGGGAGGACGACTTTGTTTTTGAGGTTATCGAACTCTGCTCAGACTATCAAGAATCTTTAGAAAAAGAGCAGAAACTCATTGACGACACCCGAGGAGTATCGTATAACATCGCTAATTCAACATTGGGAGGAGACACATTTACGCACAACCCTCGGCGAGAGGAGATACGAGAACTCAAAAGCAGGATATTCAGCGGTGAAGGAAATCCCATGTTCGGAAAAGAAAAGTCGGAGCGCATGATCGCGAGTGTCAAGGAGGCTAACTCCAAGAAAGTTTCCATCAACGGAATTGTTTACGGAAGCTTAACGGAAGCCTCTGCCGCACTTGGGGTCAAAATTTCAACGGTGAGTTACCGACTTAAGGCTGAGTCAGATAAGTACAAAACGTGGATCTACGTTGACGAAGAAATGCCGAACGACTATCGAAACCACGCCTAGTGCGGAAGGGAGTAGAGTAGGGCGCAAGCGATTGGCGCTCGAAACGGTGGGCGGCCCTCGTGGTCGAAGATATAGTCTCTTCTGCATAGCGATATGCAGCAGCCGAAAGGCGGTGTGGACCTAGCGAATCCACGCGAAGGTAAAGACCGAAATATTCCAATTACAAGAAACCAGCGTTATCAACGACTACGGACAGCCTGACGAAATCGGCCTCGATATCTCGTGTAATCTCGCGTCATTAAATATCGTTACCGCAATGGCATCCGGAGACCTTCGCCGCGCAGTTCATTCCGCAATGGACTCGTTGACCGCCGTATCCGATATGACCGCGATTGAGAATGCGCCAGGCGTCCGCAAGGCCAACGATTTGATGCATAGCGTAGGACTCGGCGCAATGAACCTCCACGGATACTTGATGAAGAACCGTATCTCGTATCAATCCGAAATCGGACGCGACTTTGCCGACGCATTCTTCGCCGCGATTAACTACTATTCGATTGAACGGTCGATGCAGATCGCTAAGGAGCGCGGCGGTACGTTCTACGGATTCGATCGTTCGGACTACGCAAATGGCGAGTACTTTACGCAGTATATCGAAAATGACTTCCGTCCGAAGTTCGAAAAAATAGCGGATCTATTCGCGGCTGCAGGTATTGAGTTGCCAGGTCCGGACTTGTGGGAACGCTTGGCGGCGGAAGTTGAGCAATACGGTTTGTGGCACGCGTATAGACTTGCGATCGCACCTACGCAAAGCATCTCGTACGTGCAAAACGCAACGAGCTCCGTATTGCCGATCTCAGACGTAATGGAGACGCGGACATACGGAAACTCGACGACATATTATCCGGCTCCGTTCCTGGCGCGCGATAACATGATTTCGTATACCAGCGCGTTCAATATGGATCAACGCAAGATTCTCGAAATGGTTGCGACAATTCAGCGCCACGTTGACCAAGGGATATCGACGATCCTTTACGTAGACTCGAAAACGCCGACTAACGAGCTCGTCCGTTATTACCTGTACGCGCATAAACTCGGCCTTAAGTCGCTGTACTATACGCGTAACAAATTGCTGTCCGTAGCTGAATGCACATCTTGCGCTGTCTAATCGAAGGGAGACGAATATATGACGAACATTATCCGCGCTGTTAACTGGAACCGACCTGACGATGACTACTCCGAGGATTTCCTCGATCAGAACTTTATGCAGATTTGGCGCGAACATGAAATCCCGCTCGATGACGATAAGATGGCGTGGATGGCGCTGAGTGATACGGAGCGCGACGTATATAAGAAGGTGCTCGGCGGCCTAACGTTCCTGGATACGGAGCAAGGTTCCGAAGGGATGCCGTTAATTATGCAGCACGTAGAATCCGCGCAGAAGAAGGCGGTCTTATCGTTCATGGGCATGATGGAGCACATCCACGCGAAATCCTATAGCGCAATCTTCGCAACGCTTACCTCAACGGAGGAATCTGACCGCGTATTCGAATGGACCGTTGCCAATCCGTTCCTGCGACGTAAGGGCGAGATCATCAGCGGATATTACCGTTCCATTACGTCGCCCGAGCGCTTATACATGGCGATGGTTGCGTCGGTATTCCTTGAGTCCGCGCTGTTCTATTCCGGATTCTATTATCCGCTATTACTCGCAGGACGCGGCAAGATGACGGCCAGCGGCGAGATTATCGATTTGATCATGCGGGATGAAGCGGTACACGGTCAGTATATCGGAACATTAGCGCGCGAAGTATATGCGGAGCTGCCTGCGGAAACTCAGGCGGAGCTTGACCGTGAGGTAGCGACGTTATTGCGGAGACTCTACGATAACGAGGCGGGCTACACCGTTGATTTATACGCGCCGATCGGGCTTGAGGAAGACGTGCTGCGGTTCCTGCGCTATAACTTTAACCGCGCGCTAATGAACCTCGGCCGGCCTACGCATTTTCCTGACGAGGATATCAATCCGATCGTGCTTAACGGGATCAATACGCAGACGAAGATACACGATTTCTTCTCGAAGAAGGGCAACGGATATCAGAAGGCGGTCAATATCGTACCGCTTACTGACGCGGATTTCGCGGTATAAACGGACACTAACGGAGGGCCTTCGGGCTGCTCCGTTATTTTTTTGTTTTTATTTACGCAAAAGTGTGCGAAACGCGTGCGACCGGCAACAAGGTAGTATAAGGCGCAAACAACACAGCGCCTCACTAATCGAAACGGAGATGATACGATGTCCAACGCAACTCAACCGCAATACAACGAAGTTTCCCGCAAAGCCAACGCAGGTGAGCGCATCAAGATCGTTAACGCAGGTTACGCAGGCGAGCCGCCAGCTTACGTTAACGGCGATATCGTAACGGCTACCAAACGCGACACCCCGAGTAGTATTTACATTGACCGCGACTGGGTTAAAGGCGGAACTGCGTGGGTTTACGATTACGAATACGTAGTCCTCGAACCTATCGCGCCAACATCCGCAACTCTCCCGGACCTCTTCGCGCAATTCATCCGCGACAATGCCGCCGCCGTACGCAGCTACTTGGCGGAGGTTGATCCGGTTGATAGCGCGGAGGAAGCGGAGCCGAACGTTAATGATCCGCAGCCAGCCTCGTTAACACGCGCCAAGGTTATCGAAATGGCTCGCGAAAGGGTTGCGGAGTTGGAGCGGGTCGGACGCTCTTTGGCCGCAAGGTTACCCCAAGGACCGTTTGCCGCCGAGTTCTATCGAATCGAGTTCGTAGTTAATCGCGATAAGCGTACGGTTGTTGCGCTGGTACGTAAGAGATCGACCACTAGCGGGAAGCCCGACGCAGTAGGTATCGCAAAGTGCGCGCCAGACGACGTATTCAACGCAGACATCGGCAAGGCAATCGCGGCTGAACGTGCGCTCGGCCTGGCGTTGACACCGGAGTTTGTGAATGCGCCGAAGCCGGAGAAGGCAGTCTCGGGAACGGTCGTTAAGCGTAAGTCACATCCGTACGATGATGGTATTCGTACGATTACGAGAAGGCACGAAACGATAACGGATGGCTACTGGTTCAGTACCGGATATTGGGACTACGCAAGCACTTTCGCAATCATCGACGACACCGACGCAGTCTACGCGGAAGAAGAGAGCGCTAAGGGCGGTGAGGCCGCGTGACCAAAGACGAATTAGTTACCGCGCTCATACGCTCACCGCTCCCGGGAGATGCTCAAATTCTCGTATGGCGACCGGAAGGACAGCGTTTAACAACGGATATTAGCTTGCGTGAGGTCGGCGCGAGTCAAATCGTAATCGAGGAGGTGGGTGAATGATTATGCGTTTATTAGCGCTTTGGTGGGTATTCGTTGCGATACTAACAATCGCAGGTGTTGACGTAGGAGCTATCACCGTAGTATGCGCGTGCTTCTGTGCCGCGTTGCTGACGTGGAATCTCGGTGACAAATAACGCTAAGGAGGCCGCAAGCCATGCCGCTACCCAAAGATACGATGTTCTTCGGATTCCGCGAAAAGTTAACGCCTGAGCAACGCACATATGTCGATAGCATTTTCGATAACCGCATCACGTTCGTTAACGCCGCGGCAGGAACCGGTAAGACTACGATGGCCGTCGCGGTCGCAAAGCTTCTCGGTAAGCCGCTCGTCTACGTAATCAGTCCGGTCGAAGAGAAGCGCATGGGCTTTCTGCCCGGCGGAGTCAAAGCGAAAGAGTCCGTTTACTTCACTCCGCTAGAAGACGCGCTGTATGAAATCGGCGAAGACCCGCGCAAAGCGATATTCAACGAAGAGAACATCGAAGCTCAGAAGCGCGGCGACGTTTGGGTTTATCCGAAATCTCACGTTTATGTCCGCGGCTCCAACGTAAAAGGGAAAACGGTAATCATTTCGGAGGCGCAGAACTTTACACGCGGTGAGCTCAAAAAAGTATTAACGCGTTTACACGACGACTGCACCGTTATTGTCGAAGGTCACGCCGGCCAATGCGATTTGCCCGATCCGAAGAAATCCGGATTCGTTCCGTACATCGAGCACTTCCGGACGGAGCCCTACGTAAATGTATGCGAATTAACCGTTAACTTCCGCGGTCAGATTGCGACACATGCGGATAAATTGACGTGGTGAATACGAAAGGGGATGGTTGATATAGAACGAGTATTAGACGCATGCTGCGGAAGCCGGATGTTTTGGTTTGACAAAGAGAATCCGGACGCCGTCTTTATGGATATTCGCGAAGTTGACGAAAAGTTGAGCGACGGACGGAGCCTGCGTGTGAGCCCGGATGTAGTGGCGGATTTCAAAGACATGCCATTTGCAGATGAATCTTTTTACTTAGTAGTATTCGATCCTCCGCATTTGTTGCGGGCGGGAGACGGTTCTTGGTTGGCAAAGAAATACGGCAAGCTTGGGCCTGACTGGCCACGAGACATTAAAGCCGGCTTCGATGAGTGTATGCGCGTCCTCAAGCCAAACGGAACACTCATATTTAAATGGAACGAGGATCAGGTTAATTTACGCGAAGTGATGCGCGCCATTGGAAAGACTCCGCTATTCGGAAATCGCCGGAGTAAGACGCATTGGCTCGTATTCATGAAGGAGCGCGGAGGGGGCGAAGACTATGGCGTATAAACTCGAACGCACGCCGACCGGCTACACCGTTAATACAGCGTCAGCGGTACGCATTGAACGCGAACAGGCTGCGCGTGATTGGGCGGCGATAGCGATAGTGGTTGCGGGGTTGGTCGTAGTGTACACGTTGATGTGAAACTTAATTTAACGAAGGAGTGATCGCATGGAAGAAACGGTAACTATCGCAAAGTCGGAGTATGAGCGCTTGGTACGAGATAGCGAATTTCTTGGCGCGCTAGAAGCGGCTGGCGTTGACAATTGGGTCGGTTATGAATACGCGTGGGAATTGATGGACGAGGAGGAGGGTGAGTAAGTGAACGAACAACACGAAATGGTGCGCGAGTTTCACGATAAGTTCGGCGTACCTCACGCGGATAAGCCCGTAGTTATGTCGGCGCAACGTCGTACGGAACGCTATCTGTATATGTCCGAAGAGTTGAACGAATTTGACGAAGCGGAAACGGTCGTCGACCAGGCGGACGCGATGATCGATCTTATCTACTTGGCGCTTGGCACTCTCGTAGAAATCGGCGTTAAGCCTGCCGCGCTGTTTGATATCGTACATGACGCGAACATGTCGAAGGTGTGGCCGGACGGTACGGTACATTACGATCCGATTACGAATAAGGTCGTTAAGCCGCCGACGTTTATCCGGCCGGAACCGTTACTGCAGGCGGAGATTGAGCGTCAGATGAGTGAGGTGGTCGCGGCATGAATCCGTTAATCCAAGCTTTCGCATATCACGCAGTCATCGCGCTAGGAGTCGCTGGATTAGTCACGCTAATACTGCTCGCAGGCGCTGGGATCGTACATCTATACGCGTGGTTTATTGAACGCTACCTTGTCGCTAAGAAACTACGGGAGTTGTTCCGCGACTTTATGTTTGAACAGGCGCAGAAAGAAATCGCAGAGAAACGTAAGGCTAGACGCTAAGGAGTGAACGCAATTTGACTAAACGTTATACCTACGCAATCATCACCGCTTACTGTACGACGTTTTGGGTCGGTGTGCTGATCCGGACGATTATACGATAGGAGTTGACGTAAGTATGAGCCCATTTTTAGCGCTTCCCGCACTGGTTATCTCGTTCGGTATCGCTATTGCGCTTGCTTTTCACGGATTCAACGTAATTACGATTCACAAACATTATCACCGAAAGGATGACGCGAATTGAAACAATACCACGATCTACTCCGACATATTATCGCTAACGGCGTTGAGAAATCGGATCGCACAGGAACAGGAACGTTATCCACTTTCGGATATCAAATGCGCTTTAACCTCGCGGAAGGGTTCCCGCTGATGACGACTAAACGCGTTCACTGGCGATCGGTTGCGCATGAACTTCTCTGGTTCCTGAGTGGGAATACGAACGTTCGTTACTTGCGTGAAAATGGCGTAAGTATATGGGATGAATGGGCGGATGATTACGGTGAACTTGGTCCTGTTTACGGCAGGCAATGGCGGCACTGGATTGAAACCGCGGATGACTACAACGGTTACAGCGAGATTGATCAGATAGCGGATGTCATCGAACAAATACGCACAAATCCGGATAGCCGCCGTTTAATCGTATCCGCGTGGAATGTCGGAGAGCTCCCTCATATGGCGCTCCCACCGTGTCACTTCGCGTTTCAGTTCTACGTAGCTAACGGAAAGCTATCGTGCCAATTGTATCAGCGGTCGGCTGACGTATTCCTCGGAGTTCCGTTTAACATCGCAAGCTACGCGCTTTTGACGCACATGATTGCGCAGGTTACCGGATTGGAAGTTGGCGAGTTCGTCCATACGTTAGGCGACGCGCACATTTATACGAATCATCTGACGCAAGTAGAGACGCAGCTAGGCCGCGAGTACAGGCCGTTGCCGACACTCCGCTTGAATCCGAACATCACCGATATCGACGCGTTCACATTCGAGGATATCACGCTTGATGGTTACGATCCGCATCCGGGAATAAAAGCGCCGGTCGCGGTCTAATACGAAAGGAGGTTAACTAGATGCGCAAGCTGACCGTAAAAGTAAACGCGGAATACCGGTTGAGTGACGAAGATAACGCCCATTGGGAAGCCATGACGGATGAACAACGCAGTGAAAGAGTACGCGAGATTGAGGAAGGGACCCGCGAACTCATTACGGATAACATGAATGAAGGCGCGGTAATAACCGCAGTCGTACGAATGGTGGTGATCGCAGATGAGCGAAATCAAAACGGATGACCAGCGCCAACTCGCCGAAGTCCTCCCGTTCGTACCGCGCCCATCACCGGAGTCAATCGCACAGGCCGCCGTCATCGCGCTTCTCGAACGTTACGCAGACCTGGCGCGTTCAGGCGAAGTCACCGGCGTAGTTATCGCAGCCAAGACGCCCGACGACGTGCTGACCGGCGAGATCATGGCGGAATATGCCAACGTAAATACGCGGGAACGGACGTTATTGATCGAGGAGATTCGCGAAGTTAGTTCGTACGATTACGACGTATAACAACGAAAAGGAGCGGATTAGA